CAGCATAACTAAAGTATTAACGCTGTTTAGAACTTTATCTTTTTCTGTATCAAATAGTGTTTTTTTAAATTATGTAAAAGTTAAAGTAGTTATTTTAGTGTTAAGTGTTACAGCATCAACATCACTTTTAAAATTAATTAATGTTATTAAAAATATATCTGTTGTTGCTACACTATTTTTAACTAAAATTTCTAGTAGGTTTAAGTCTTTAATAGTAAGTAGTACATCTATTATTTCTTTAGCTTTTCTTAAAGTAAAACCTGTTTTATTATCTGTAATAATTAGTGGAACACCAATTTACAATACTTTAAGCGGTATAGTAAATGACGCTGTAGTAAACTTGGAAACTATTAACGGTAGTATTTCAGGATATGTTAATGCTTATTATATTACTCTTCAAAAGCAAGTAAATAAATATATGACTATTTCAGAGACTGTTATAGCTAGTTTAACTAAAGCAAGAAACGTAGCTTTGACTATTGTAAGCACTACAGCAATAAACCTTATAAAACAAGTTAATAAACTTTTAAGCATTGCTGAAGTTACTGTAGATACCCTTATTAAGATTACTAATAAAGTGGTGCTATTGGCTGTTAGCGTTACTGCTATTGTAAGCTTAAAAAAGTTACCTAATAAGTTGCTTTTTGTAGCAAGTCATGGTATAATAAGTCTGTTCAAGTTACAGATTAAAACTTTGACAGTTTTGGTAACTGGCTTTACTAGCTTAATAGCTCAGGTTGCTCCCATATTTGGTGCAATTTCCAGTAACGTGTATTATGCTATACAGCGAATTCGCAGTATAGATTTAATTAAAATTAGGACTATTTTCTTGGACAAAAATAATGGCAAATAGCTTTACATATAAGATAACTAGTGAAAACGAGTTATTTACATTTAACTATAGTCAAGTATTAGACCCTGCAGAGACTATCTCTTCTGCTACATGTACTGCTATTACCCTTAACGGTGTAGACCCTAACCCTTCAGCGATCCTTGTAGGCTCTCCTGTGATTAGCGGTGCTAATGTGTCTCAACGTGTCTATAACGGTTTAAATGAAGTAACGTATCGCTTGGAGATGACAGCAACAACTTCCTATGGTAATGTGTATACAGCCATCGGTGATTTACCTGTTTATACTGCAGATTCTAGCTTAATTTAATATGAGTTATCAACCAACCTACGTAAGAGGCGACTGGAAAGCTTTATGCGGACAGTGCGGAAGGCAGGTCAAAGCCTCTGAACTAAGACAGCGTTGGGACGGCATTATGGTTGATGACCGTTGTTGGGAGCCTAGACAGCCCCAAGACTTTGTAAGAGGTGTTGCTGATTATCAAGCTCCTCCTTTTACTAGACCTGAGCCAGAATGGATTTTTATTGAAATACCACAACAGAACGACAATCTTAAAGTCTGTAATGGGTATGAATTTAACACACAACTTATAGGATAAATTATGGGATATCCATTATTTACAAATAACGCAGCAACAGGATTGGTATCTCCAATTACGTCGTCTGCTACAACACTTACCGTCAATGGTGGTTCAGGAAGTTTATTTCCTAACCCTACTGGTGGTAATTACTTTATGATTACCCTGATTAGTTCTTCTTCAGGTAACATGGAGATTGTACAGTGTACTGCTAGAAGTGGCGATACCTTTACTATTGTCCGTGCTCAAGAAGGTACTACAGCACAAGCTTTTGCTACAGGTGATTCTGTACAGCTTCGTATTACTGCAGGTAGTTTACAGACCTTTGCTAATCCTACAGTAGTTAATAGTGTCGCTGCAGGTACAGGTATTGGAGTATCATCCTCTACAGGTAACGTCACAATTAGCAATACAGGCGTTACTAATATTAATGCAGGTAGTGGTATTTCTGTATCAGCTAATACAGGTACTGTGACTATTAGTAATACAAATACTACTGCAGCTTCTTTAGTAACCTCTAATTTTTCTATTACAGAAATTGCAGGTGTACTGACATTTAAACATGGCTCTACTGTTATTGCTACATTAGATGCTTCAGGCAACTTTGTAAACATTGGTTCTACAACCTCTGGTACTTAATTTTAGGAGTTAATTAAATATGGCAACAACATCAATCGGTAGTTCTGGAGTAACCTTTCCAGACTCCACAACACTAGCAACTGCAGCAGCTATTATTCCTGGCATAAAAGGTCAATCCTTTACATCTAACGGAACATTTACTATTCCTACTGGAGTTACTGCACTTAAAGTTACAGTAGTAGGTGGTGGTGGTAATGGCGGACTTGGTAATGGTTTAGGTGCTGGTGGTGGTGGTGGGGCTGGTGGTTCTGCTATTTCTTATTTAACTGGTTTAACCTCTGGAAATACTATTGCAGTTACTGTTGGTGGTGTTGGCGGTCAATCAAAAATTGCATCAGGAACTCAATCTATTACTACTGTAACTTGTAATGGTGGTGGTAATGGTGGTGGCGGTAGTGGCGGTGGTGGCGGTAGTGCTTCTGGTGGAACAATAAATATAAATGGGGTACAGGGTGCTGGTGCTAGCTTTCCTGGCAGTGGTGGTGCTTCAATTTTTGGTGGTGCTGGTAATAGTCAAACAAGCCAAGTAGCTGGAATTAGTGCAACTGGATATGGTAGTGGTGGTGGCGGCAATGGTTATACTGGTTGTTGTCCAACTACAAGTTCTGGCAAACAAGGTATTGTAGTTTTTGAATGGTAAAAGGAAAATAAAATGACAGTCCAACAATATTTTGTAGTAGAAAACAATGTAGTTATTAACACAGTTATGTGGGATGGCAACACACAAGATTGGCAACCACCAACAGATGCAACTATGTTAGTTTCTGAAACTACACCAGCAATGGTTTGGAAAATAGATAAAGCAACTAATGAATATGTTTTAAAAGAAATTATGGGTGTTGGGCAAATTGGATTTACTTGGGATGGTTCTGTATTAACAACTAATGAGCCACAGCCACCAAAACCATCTGCACAACCTACAACTAATGGAACAGTAACAGCATAATGACTGTTAGAATACAACCGCATCATAGTTTTACTTATGAAGGCGCACAATTAGGTATTTATCATGCCAATAAAGGCGAAGGAATACCAAAGCACGACCACACTTATTCTCATGCAACTATTTGCCACAATGGTTCTTGTTTAGTCAGTCTTGAAGGTCGGAGTTATACCATTGATAAAAATTCAACACCTTTAAATCTTCCTGCTGGCGAATGGCATGAAATTGAAGCATTAGAAGACGGCACAGTATTTGTAAATGTATTTGCTGAAGGAAAATATTAAATGTCAGACCTGCTTGAAAACAGGGTAGTACGTCTTGAAGTCCGAACAGACAATCACGAAGAAGATATTAAAGAACTTCGTGAAAGTACTTTGGACTTAACAAGTACTATGCACTCTATAGAAAAAAACTTATCACAGATTAAGTACCTTGCTATCGGTGCTCTGGCTGTTGTTCTTGCACAAACTGTAGGCTTAGATAAAGCCCTTAAAGTTATTTTTGGAACCTAATTATGGGTAATAAAAGAGCAGTAGGGAATACAAATAGATTAGGTAAAAAACATTCTGATGAAACTAAACGTAAAATATCCGAAACTAAACGGAATAAAGGATTAAAATGAGTTCTGTTTTTACTGTGACGAGAGACCAAATTATTCAGCTTGCTCTACGCAAACTAGGCGTACTTGAGCTTGGTGATACTCCTGATGCAGCTACTACTGCTAATGCTTCTTTAGCTTTAAATCTTTTAGTCAAACAAATGGCTACTAAGGGTTTAAAGATATGGAAAGTTAATGAATTATATATTCCTATTGTTAACGGTCAAACAGTATATTCTATTGGGCCTGCTTCATTAAATCCTTCTACAGATTTAGACACTGCAAAGCCTTTAAAGGTTATTCAAGCATGGTTACGTCAATATAACGTTAACCCTCCTATTGATACCCCTATGCAGTTACTAAGCAAACAAGAATATGACACACTTGGTTCTAAGTTCTCTACAGGCGTTGCTAACTCTGTGTACTGCAACGTGCGTCAGAACTGGAGTGATTTGTATGTCTATTTAACTCCTGACCAAAATGCTGCTTCACAATACAATCTTTACTTTGTATGTCAACAGCCTATGGATGACGTTAATACAGGTAGTCAAGTACCTGACTTTCCTTCTGAGTGGATGAATACTTTAGTATGGAACTTAGCAGATCAATTAGCTATTGAATATTCCGTTCCTCAAAACCATCGTGCAGAGATTGCAGCACGTGCTAAACTGTATCAAGACGAGCTTTGTGATTGGGACGTTGAAGCTACTTCTACATTCTTCCAAGCTGACCTTCGTATGGCTAACGTAACCTTTGGAAAACCTAACTAATGCCTATTGTTAGAATACCTCTGTCTCAGCCTATTGAGACTCGTAATGGCTATTTAAATACAGACTCTAAATGTGTTAACGGTTATTTTGAGATGACTAACAGCAAACGTGAGTTTGTTAAGCGTCCTGGTACAGCTACTTTTGTTACTACTCCTACAATGCCTGTAGGACAAGGACAAGGATTGACCTTATTTAAAGGTAATCTATATGCAGTAGTTAATAATGTCATTTATAAGATTGACCCCAATACAGGTGCTAGAACAACTGTAGGAACAATGACAGGTCTTGTTAACGGTGGCTATGCTACTTGTTACTTTGAGCAGACTTTAAACAATACTTATTTGTTTGTACATAATCAAGTAAATGGCTATACCATCAACGGTAGCACAGGTGCTTTTAAACAAGTTACTAATGATTCTATTGCTGGTGTTACTATCCTTACTGGTGGTTCAGGTTATTCTAGTGACGTGACTGTTAACATTTCTCCTCCTGCTGTAGGAACTCCTGCTTCAGGAACTGTTCAATTAACAGGTGGTGTAGTTACAGGAGTTACTATTACTAACGGTGGTGCAGGTTATACACCTTACGATACCATTACTTTTACCTTTTCAGCTACGACAGGTTCAGGAGCTACTGCCTCTGCTAACCTGAATGGTTTTCCTACAGGCTCTCTTGTTCCAGGTGCTTGTTATTTAGACACCTATACTGTTATTGCTAGTCCTAATGGTGAGATTTATACATCTAACCCTAATGACCCTACAACTTGGAACGCTTTAAATTACATTACTGCTGAGGCTGAGCCAGACGCTCTAGTAGGTATCGGTAAGCACTTAAACTACATTATTTCTTTTGGACAGTGGTCTATTGATTGGTTCTACGATGCAGGTACATACCCAGGTTCCCCTTTGGCAGTTGCTGCTCCTTACCATATTGAGCTTGGCTGTGCTAACGGAGATTCTATCGTTAGTTTTGAGAACATTATAGTCTGGGTAGGTACTTCTAGAGATGCAGGCCCTTCAGTCTATGCCATCTCAGGAACAGCCCCTACAAAGCTATCTACACCTTTTATTGACCGTATTTTACAGAATAGTACCCTAAACGATATTAGGGCTTATTCTTTAAGAATCAATGGACATACTTTTTATGTCTTGACATTAGCTGATTTAAATGTTACAATAGTATACGATGTAAATGAAAAGGTTTGGACTCAATGGACTATGTGGGCTATTGGGGATGCAGACTCAGGTGTTCCAGGAATCTATGCTGAACAGTATTTCCGTCCTAGTTTCTTTACACAGATTAGCGATACTTACTATTTGTTAGATGACGATAATGGCACACTATACACGATGTCTGATCATGTGTACAATGATTCTGGTGCTCCTATTTATTATCGTACTGTAACAGATATTATTGATGGTGGTACTACTAAGCGTAAGTTCTTTGGTCGTTTAGAGATTGTAGGAGATAAAGTCCCTGCAGTTATGAACATTAGACATAGTGATGATGACTACAAAAACTGGTCTCCTTATCGTGCAGTAAACTTAAATAAGACTCGTCCACAAGTGTACCAAAGTGGTGCAGCACGTCGTAGAGCATGGGAGTTCCTGTGTACAGATAGTCAGCCTTTGCGTCTCTTAGCAGCCGAGGTTGACTTTGATATTGGTGAGTTGGAAGAAAGTGCTCCTACGGAGTTACAATATAGGACTTAATAATGATTACTTATCAGGTAGAGAAATATTCAGATGTAGTCCCTGAATTAGCAACTCTCTATCCTGAGCATTATGAAGAAGTAGAAGCACCTGTAGCAAACAATGAAGTACTTGATCTTGACTGGGATCAATATAAGAATTTAGACAATGCTGGAATGATTCAGCTTGTCACATGTAGAAGTGATGGAGAATTGATTGGTTACATTCTCTACATTATATCTAGACATTTACATGTAAAGACTTGTTTAACTGCTTACGAAGATATTTACTTCTTACGTAAACAGCATAGAAAAGGTAGGACAGGCATTAAACTGTTCCAATTCGCTGAACAGTCTCTTAAGAGCCTGCATGTTAATAAAATACTCTGTTCTACAAAAGTACATCAAGATAATAGCAAGTTATTTGAGTACTTAGGATACAGATTCGTTGAAAAGCTATTTAGCAAATATATTTAAGGAGTTCTCATGGGTGGCATAGTAAGTTCAATCTTTGGTGGTGGCGGTGGAGGCGGTGCATCAGCACCTGCAACTCCTCCTTTATCTACATACGATCCTTTTTCAGCAGTTGGGACAGGAACTTCCACAGGTAGTACAAGTGGTCGACAGTGGGCTGCTAATAATTTATATAGCATGATGACTGATCCTAGTTCTGTGTTGTCTCAGCCTGGTTATCAACAAACTTTAGCACAAGGCGTAAATACTCAACAAGCTGCTGGAGCTGCTTCAGGGACATTACAATCAGGTGCTCAATCGGCTGCTTTGCAAGGTTATGGTCAAAATATTTTTAATCAATACTATAATCAACTTTATAACCAATATGGTACGTTGTCAGGAGCTACTACTCAGACTCCTGGCTCTGCTACACAAGCTCAGTATAGCGGTCAAGTACAAGCTGCGACTTTACAAAATCAGATTCAACAACAGAATGCACAAACAGGTATCTTTACTACTGCTTTGTTAGGCGGTGCTTTATCTAAATCTGGTCTTTTTGGCGGTAGTAGTTCCCCTGCTGGATATGATATGTTTGGAGGCGGTGGTGATCTTACTACACAATTAAGTGGAAACGCTGACATGAGCATGATTGATTACGCTGCTGCGTTATAAGGATAAAATATGGCAGACTTCGCCTCATCAGCAGTAGCTGGTTACGAATTAGGAAGTAAAATTGGTACAGACATTGCTACAGGTAATATCCTGCGTGATGCCTATGCTGGTCAAGACGTATCTACTTTAACTCCTGAGCAAAATCAACAATCATTAGTTAAAGCTTCTATGCTTGCTAAGCAAAAAGGCTTAGACTCTGTAGCACATTCTTTTCAAAAACAAGCTAGTGAACTAAGCGAAGCAGCAGGTAAAGAACAATTAAGTAAACTTACTAATCAACTTAAAAGTCTTGATGTTGGTTCACGTATCGCTAAGAATGCACAGACTCCAGAAGACTTGTACGGTGCTTTAGATGCTGCTGGTTTAGATACCAACACTAAGATGATTCTTCGTGGTCAGCTTAAGCGTTTTCAAAAGCCTGATGGTACTTTTGATATGGCAGGTGCTCGTAAGATGGTTACTGACCTTGGTACTTCTGAAGCACAAGACTTAAATGCACAGCTTAAAATGATGGGTGCTGAAGAGCGTGTACGTCATAATCAAGTTATGGAAATGATTGGTTTAGATCGTGTACGTAACGCTGCAGGTAAACAAGGTGGCCTTAAGCCTGCTAGAGAAGCAACGGCTGGTGCTATTAAGCGTCAATCAGCTACTTTAAAGGATGAGCTTGGTGATGTATTGACTAAAGACTCTTCTGGTAATCTTACTCCAATGACTGATGCTCAAAGAGCTACAGTAGCTTCTCGTATTGAAAATGAAGGTCGTCAACGTTATAAGAATAATCCAAGTGCTTATTCAAGTGTTCAAGATGCTGTTGATGAAGCTAAAGATGACATTCTTGCTGAAGACTTTCCAGAGACTACAACTAAAAGTACTTTTTTAGGTATGGGTATTCCTGGCACATCTTCTAAAGAAAAAGTATATAAACCAAGTAAAGGTAAATATACTCCTGAACAAGAGAGCTGGATTACTCGTGCGATGAAAGAAAACCCTGACATGTCTCGTGAAGAAATTGTCAAAGAAGGTAAGAAACTTAAAAAACTTTAATTGGGAATTTGAATGGCGTTTATCGACCCAGATGCAAAGCAGTCTCCTAAAGCTTCTGTAGAAGTTAAAGGTGCTCCTGTAGAGTCTAAAGGATTTAAAGACCCTGACGCAGCACCTCCAACCTCTGCTCCAGAATCTGAAGGTTTTTTTACCGAGCTTAAAAAAGGCTTGGGAGAAATGTCGTGGAAAGATTGGAAAGAAAAGAGCATGATAGCCCCTATTGCAGAGTACACTGCTAGGGCTACTTTAGGCGGTATTATTCCTGGTTTAGAGCCTATTACCCCTGCTGAACAAAAACAAGTAGTAAGAAGTGCTTCTGAAACTCTGACTGCTCTTAAAGAAGGTGTAGCTAATCCTGTAGAGACTGGTAAAGCAATCGCTAAGAAAGCTTCTGACAATCCAGGAGCTTTTACTGCTGACTTGATCAAAGGTCTTGTCTATGACCCTGAGATGTTAGTTACTGGTGTATTAGGCCGTGCTGGTACTTTAGCTGCTGATGCAGGTCGTGTAGCTAAAGTTAGTCGTGCAGCCTACAACACAGCCAATACTGCTACACAGTTTGGTGTGCTTGCTGCTGGTGCAGAAGGGGCTAAAGCAAAGCTTGAAGGGCGTGACGTAGATCCTAAATCGTTAATGCAGGCTGCTTCCGAGTCTGTCTATACTGCAGTAGCTTTTGAAGCTATGCACACAGCTTTAGAAGGTGCTGGTAAAGGTGTACGTAAGGTAACCACTCGAGAAGGCTTTAAAGCCCCTGAAGAGCCTACTGTAGATGTTCCTACACCTGAAGCTAAAAAACCAGGTTTTACTGACACTGTCAAAGAACAGTTTAATAAAGATATTGCCCCAAGAATTGAAGAATTAAAAGATCGTTGGGCTGCTATTACTGGTAAAGAACGTGGTGCTCCTATTGAAGAGATCAAGCCTATTAAGGCTGAAGGCTTTCCTGATTTAGAAACTTTGTCTGAAGATGTACCTGTTACTTTGAAGATGAAAGAGCAAGAGAACATTAAAGATTTAAACACTTTACAAGAAGAAGTTGATATTGGTAAAGCTACAGAAAACATTATCCGTAAACGTATTAATGATTATAACGCTAATGCTCGTCTGTCTCATAATCTAAAAATTAAAGCAGAGAAGCTTGTGCCTGATGAATTAGGTCAAGAAGCTATTACCCTTGCTCGTGACTCTAAAGACTATTCTAAGCTAACACCTGAACAGATGAAGGCTAATGAACTCTATGACAAAGGTTATAAAGAGTTCTATGAACGTGGAAGCAAAGCTGGAGTTATCAAAGGCTTTATTGAAGACTATATTCCACACGTAGTAGACTTTGAGAAGTCTGGTATTAAAACCCCTGCGGATGCTATGAGAGCTTTTATTGAGTCTGGTGGCTCAAGAAGTCCTAGCACTTCTGGTAAGTCTCGATTTGGTAAAGAACGTAAGTACGAAACCTTTGAAGATTTAGAAGCTGCTATTAAAGATAGTGGTATGGTTGTTAAGACCAAGAACGCTGCTGAGATCTGGAAGCAATACTCTGCCTCAATGGAGAAAGCTATTCTCAATAAAGAGATGCTTGAGTCCTTGAAAGGTATGACTGACGTAGAAGGTTATCCTGTAGCTCACAAGATTACAGAGAAAGAACCCTCACCTCGTGATTGGGTAACATTCCCACAAATGCCTGGCTATTCTTTCCATCCTGACATGGCACTCCCTATGCAGTTTGTGTTTAACAATACAAACCCTGGCTTGATCATGAAGGGACTCAACGCAGTCTCTCAAGCTGCTAAACGTGCTAACGTTGTAGGCAGTCTATTCCATGCTAAGTCTTTGGCTGAAGCTTTTCTATTGTCTGACCCTATTAAATTTGCAAAAGAAGCTGCTACAGGATTCCCAGGAACTAGAGCAGCACTTAAGCTGTTACGTGAAGGTGGTCTAGGTGATAACGTAGATATGTTGCTACGTGAAGGTTTAGTTGTTGAGACTCCTGAAGACGTTACTAGAGGTATTTTATCTGATATTGGTAGAGCTTCTGACTGGGCTTTAAACAAATATGGTCCTACTAAAGACACCAAAATTGGTGAAACTACTCTTCGTAAAGTAGAAGACATTACTCTTAAGCCTTTTGATAAGCTTACTTGGGACTTTGCTGCTACAGGTTTTAAAACTCTTGTAGCTTTAAAAAAACTAGAAGAGGCTAAGCTGGCTTATCCTAATGTAGATCCTAAGCTGTTGGCTCGTGAGATTTCTTCTTATGCCAACAATACTTTTGGTAGTTTGAACTGGTTTGAAATCAGCTCACGTACTAATAATAAAGTTTTAAAAGAATTAGCTAACACAGCTTTTAATCCGACAGGCCGTCGTAACTTACAGTTATTGATGTTTGCTCCTGACTGGACTGTATCTACCTTACGTGCTTTTACTACTATGTTTAATAAAGGTTCTGGATTAAAAGGTCTTTGGAATCCTAAAGTAGAAGCAGATTTTGCACGTCAATACCAGTTGCGTAATGCAATGATTTATGCTACAGTATTAAACGGAATTAATTATTGGACTTCTGGGCACAATATTTGGGACAATAAAGATCCTACACGTATTGAGTTTAGAGATGGTACTTCCATGCAGTTAGCTAAGCACTCTATGGAAGCTATTCACTGGGTTAAAGATCCTTTAAAGACTATGACTAATAAGATGGGCTTTATTCCACGTGCTGCTATTATTGCTACCACAGGTACTATACCAGGTCTAGGGGCTATGAAAGATAAATCTACATTGGCTAAAGCTAAAGCTATTGGTCAGACTGCTGTTCCGTTCCAAGTACAGTCTGCTATGACTGCTCCAACAGGAGAAGAAGCTAAACGTGCTATTTTAGGTACATTAGGTTTACCTGTCTACGGTAAGAAAAAAGAATGAAAATATTAATCATTGACCAATCAGGCTGTGGTTGTGGCCTTTCCTTTGCACTTCGTAGTCAAAACTATGGACACGAAGTTAAGATGTTTATTCGTCATAACAAAGACGGTAGCCGTTCTGAAGTAGGTGATGGTGGTCTTGTTAAGCGTGTAAGCAACTGGGAAGATCACATGAACTGGGCAGACCTTGTGTTCTGCACAGATAACCTATTTTATATTCATGCCTTAGAGCGTTATCGTGATAAAGGTTATCCTATCTTTGGCCCTTCTATTGATACTAATCGTTGGGAACAAGAACGTGACCATGGTGAGAAGATTCTAAACCTTGCAGGAATTAAAACTATTCCTAGCCGTACCTTTGAGAACTACGATGATGCTATCAAGTTTGTTACTGAAAACCCTCGCAGGTTTGTGTCTAAGCCGATTGGTGATGGTGACAAAACGTTGTCGTATGTTGCTAAATCGGCTGCTGATATGATCTACATGCTCATGCGTTGGAAGAAAAAGAATTCCTTTAAGGGTAAGTTTATCCTTCAAGAGTTCCGTCCAGGCATTGAGTTTGGTGTAGGTGGTTGGTTTGGTCCTGGCGGTTTCTCTAAACACTTCTGTGAGTCTTGGGAACACAAGAAATTAATGGATGGTGAGCTTGGTGTTACTACAGGCGAGCAAGGTACTATTGTTCGTTATACCCAAGAATCTAAGCTTGCAGATGAGATGCTTAAACCATTAGAGGACATGCTACATGGATTGGGATACACTGGTTATATTGATGTTAATTGTATTGTTGATAAGTCGGGGCAGGCATGGCCTTTAGAGTTCACAATGCGTCCAGGATGGCCTTTATTTAACATTCAGTTAAGCCTGCACAAAGGCGATCCTGCTCAATGGATGTTAGATCTTATTAACGGTGAAGACACTCTCAAGGTATCAGATAAGATTGCTGCAGGTGTTGTAGTAACTATTCCTGACTATCCGTTTAGTCATATTACCAAAAAAGAGAACTCTAACTATCCTATTTGGGGTATTGATATGGACGATGCTGTTACTGATGTTCACTTGTGTGAAGTACAGTGGGGCAAAGGCCCTGCAATGATTGATGGTAAGCTTAAGATGAATGAGCCTATGTTTGTTACTGCTGGTGACTATGTGTGCACAGTAGTAGGCTTAGGTGATTCTATTGAGGATGCTCGTGAAAAGGTTTACGGCACTATTAAGAAGAAGATTGAGATTCCTAACTCTATTGCTTACCGTACAGACATTGGTGAGAAAGTACAAAAGTGTTTACCAGACTTGCAAGCTGCAGGTTACGCTGAAGGAGTAGAATGTGGCAACGACTAATGCTAATAATTTACCTCCGATACCCCAAGACCCTATTGAGGAAAACCCTCGTTGGAGAACTTGGTTCTTAAATCTAGGTAGTTATATCCAACAATCTCAATTAGGTAATATTGTTGTTAGCATTGTTTCAGGCGGTACAGGTGCTACAAGTGCTGCAGGTGCTCGTCAGAATTTAGGTATTGGTACTTTAGGTACTCAGAATAGTAACTCTGTTGCTATTACTGGAGGTTCTATTACAGGTACTGTAGTGCTGCCTTCTAACGGTATTACACACACTATTACTACTGCTAAGCTAACCCCTACTGGTACTAACGGTAGTATGACATTTACTAATGGTATATTAACAGCACAAACTCAAGCAACATGAAAACTTCTTATCACGGTATTGAACAAATTAAAACGTTCGAAGGTTTCCGTAGTATGCCTTACCATGACATAGCAGATAAGCTGACAGTAGGTTATGGACACTTAATTGTACCTGGTGATGGCTGTGTAGAAGGAAGCCCTATTACGATGGGACAAGCTACTTCCTTGCTGCAAAAAGATTTAGAGACAGCAGAAAACTGTGTTAATAACAACTGCTCTGCTTTAACTCAAAATCAATTCGATGCTCTTGTATCTTTTACTTACAACTTAGGTTGTGCAGCTTTTGAACGCTCTACACTGCTCAAGTTTATTAAACAAGGGAACATTGAAGCTGCTGCAAAAGAGTTTCCTAAGTGGTGCATGGCAGGTGGTAAGCATAGTGACAGTATTCTTAAACGCAGGTTTGCTGAGCAAGACTGCTTTCTTCATAATATTTATAAAGGATAAATTATGCCGTTAAAAACTGGAAGTTCTAAAAAAACTGTATCTAAAAACATCAAAACTGAAATGGCTGCAGGTAAGCCACAGAAGCAAGCTGTAGCGATTGCTCTTTCTAAGGCAGGTAAATCTAAGCCTAGCATGTCTAAGTCTGGAAAGATGGCTGCTAAGAAAAAGATGAGAAAATGAGACGTAGGCTTCATGGCATGTGGCGTTCGAGAACTATGTGGTTCTCTGCCATATTGTTTTTACTTGGTGCTATCTCTGATAACTCTACTTACATTCAAGACTTGATAGATCCTAAAATCTATAGCGTCTCTATGTTCATCATTGGTATTGTGATTAGTTATTTAAGAGCCACAACTACTAAACCATTGGATGAAAGATAATGTTTCCTATATCGGTGCTTAACTATGTCAAGATGGGAATTTGTGTATTACTGCTGGGCTTTTGTTATTATCTTGGCTATAGTCGTGAGCATAAAAGACTCGTCGAGTTTCAACATGTGGTTAGACAACAAGCAGATATCCAAGAAGCGAAAACAAAAGAAATCATTGAACAACAAAAGATAACTACGGATAGGATTACTAATGATTATCAAACTGAGCTTAATCGCATTAACACTATGTATAGTGGGTTGCTCCACGACGGTAGTTCCATCAGTCTGTCCAAACCCAGCAATACCCTCGTCAGCATTAATGGCTACACCACAGACCCTGTATTTGCTGCACAGTGCTCCGCTACCACTCAACAACTCGTCTCCCTCCAAGATTTTGTTAAAGAGCAATTAACTTTAAAATAAGTCAAGACGGTACGAGGGTATCAAGAACTTGGTGATTTTCCGTCTTTCTAGCCAAGGTGCAACGAACTGGCAGGCGTGGCTTGTAACCCCTCACCTTAACTTTACAATTAGTAAGCTATAACTTTACAATCATTAGTTTTAACTTTACAATAATTGTGTAATATACTACACAAAAAAAGACCCTCCGAAGAGGGCCATAAAGTACAACTACCGAGAAACTATTCTGGATTGCCAGGAGGTTGCAACTCCCTAAACATAGGTAAGGTTTGAATCTCTAAGAACTTATCATTCAAAGGCTGTAACAGTTTAACTAAGTCGTTCCATAGAACCATAAACTGTACAGCATCCATCTCTTCAAAAGACTTAGCCTCTTCCATACAACGTTGCATAACCATCGGTTGAACCTGATCAGCCATGTTTAGCACTTCGTTAAGTCGCTTCATGCCAAGCATAAAATCCTGTTTATCTATCATTTTTTATCCTATCTAAAATATCTAACTTCTGTTTGTTGGACATAACATACCATTTAGAAAGTTCCTGCCTGGTTCGTTTGCATCCTTTACATACGTCTTGTATGTCGAGGGTACAGATACCGTTGCAAGGAGATTTGACTTCCATCTCCAAGCAAGGTTCCAATTCCACAGGTTTAGTGGTGGACAGTCCCATGGACTTACTTCACGGGACATACGCCACCAGCACACTCGAGGTCGCCCTCAAACTGTGCATCATTAATAGAAGTAATAATTTGAGTAGAAGCTACTAACTCATCATATTGTTCTTTAGTGATTTGTTCGAGAGGGGCTTGGGCAAAACCGTGCTCCGAATGAAGCAAGAACGAAAGTGACTTATGATTGTTCTTATAGTTCTTTGCCAAGTACTTCTTAATCTCTGGCAACTCTTCTTTCTTGTAGTACACAGTACAGCTAACGCTATTGTCTGACCAGTTCTCTTGCAACCATTTAACTACTTCTAATTGGTCAATAGCAGTCATCTCAGCAGCAATCTTAGTACCTTCAGGATAAGCAAATGGGAACGATACTACCATTGTGCTGTGGTCGTCAGTACCATCAAAGTTACGTTGGAACTCTACTGGATAGCCATGCTCACGACATACCTGCACTAAGCTATGGTCTGCAGCGATACGAATACGACGAATCATATAGTGGCTATAAGCAGGATGGCAACCAGAAGTTACACCTGGTAACAATGACAAAGTACCAGAAGGTTTAACTGTAGTCAACTTAATAGACTCAGGGAAACCATGCTTAGCAGAGTACTCTTTATCAAACTTACGTAACTCTTCGTAGGCTTCTTTTAACCAAGAACGTTGTTCATCACTAGCTTGGAGAACTCCAGTAACGCCAATACCCATACGCATATTTTTATGGACAATATCGGCTGTTTCCTGTAGATGGCAAGGAAGAGAAAGGCTATGCTTGTTAATGCGATAAAGGAGTGTACAGACATCAATGAACTCTTTTTTAGAGGTAATGTTAGAAAGATAAACTTCTGCTAAGCAACAGGTCTCATAAGCAGCCAATGATTGTTCAGCACAAGGATTGTAACCCATAACGTCAGGGTCAGGGTAGTTAGTGTCACCAAGTCTGCCAATACGCCTACTGAGACGAAGATTAATAAGACCATAGGGTTCACCTTTGCCTTCATAGCCATCCCAGAAATATTCATGCAAATCTTTGATGTCATTACAGACAACGCTATTATTAGACATAGCTCTCCAAGAAGGGATGTTGCCCATGTCCCAACGCTTTGCCAAAAGGTACTCAACATCGTCTGCATCTCCAATAGCAATTTGGGCTGAACGACGTACATTGCCTGCTACGACGATTGCACCAATAATATTCATAATATCTAAGCAGTCAATAGGACGTAGCTTCTTGCCTGCACGTTTTTCAAGGATGGTACTTACCTTAGCGATACCATCACAGAGGTCTTCAGGGCCTGATGCAGTGCCTCCAAAGCCTTTGATGGCAGCACCACGACCACGTACTAATACTGTGGAGTAAGTAAAGGTAGGCTTCTTGTCGCTTAAGAACGCTGCTTTGAGCGTTTTGCCAAGGAGACTGACCCAGCCTTCCCTCGAATCAGGAACAATAAAGTCTGCATCAGCAGTATCCAAACGAGTAGGGGCGGTAAAATTAATATTGACTTCAGGAAGTTTCTCAACGTTTTTCCTTTGAATGTTATAACCAACGCCTGAACCTAACATCAATAAGTCCATAGCCCAAGTGAAGGGACGTACAGGATCATCAATAACAGTGAACGCACAGTTCTGTAATGAAGCAAGACCTAACTTGCCTACAGTGTCTGTACCTAACTGCCACAAGAAGCGACCTGCTACAGTGCCTTTTAATTCCATTAAATACTTACGAAGACGCTCTTGCTCTGCTTCCGTAAAACCACAACCTAACTGTTCGTTTGCTGCTTTGATTACACGCTCAACAGTTTGAGGGAACTCTTCTGTCTTGCTGGTGATGTCTGCCTCGTCTAAGCGACGTGCATAGGTTCTTTTATAGGTAATATATCCTACGGTGCTAAAAGGGGTGTTGTACATTTATATCCTTAGTGTCTTGTGTTTTTCTTATATTTTTCCATCATCATTGCATCTGCCATTTTATAGCAAAACTCTGCCATAAAAGTACAGTATTCTTCATCATCACTGGCAGGAACTCCTGCTGCTGATATTGCACCTGAAAGTACTGACGTAGCGAA